TTTTTCAATTCCATTAATCCTTTCATTTCTGCCATTTGACTGGGCTAAGGAAGCAGTCACAGATGGCTTTGCTGCTTTGGAAACTATGCCTCAGTGGTACAGCTATACTTTAGGAGTGATTGTAGCTAGTAGTTTTGCAGTAAGATCAGCAACAAAGTTTTTCGGAGGTAAGAAATGACATTTAAATTAAGTGAAAGAAGTTTAGGTAGACTTGAAGGTGTTGATAAAAGTTTAGTAGCTGTTGCTAAGTATGCAATTGGAATTACTAATGTTGATTTTGGGATACCAAACTTAGGTGGTCTTCGAACAATGGAGCAACAGCGTCAGCTTGTCGATAAGGGTGCATCTCAAACAATGAAGTCTAAGCATCTCGAAGGTATTGCTATAGATACAGTTGCTTATATTGGATCAAGAGTATCTTGGGAGTTAAATCTTTATGATGATATAGCTGATGCTATGAAAGAAGCTGCTAACGATATTGGTGTTCATGTTCGTTGGGGTGCAGCTTGGCACATCAATTCGATAGGTGAGTACGAAGGGTCAATGGAAGATGCAATGAATGAGTACATTGATCTTCGTAGATCGCAAGGAAGAAGACCATTTATAGATGCACCTCATTTTGAGTTAAGTGTTTAGATATTAATACCTTCTGTTCTTAGCTTAGAAGTAAAACTTTTTAGTTCTTTTTTAGCAACCCAAAGATTTGTTTGCACATTAGGATGAGCGTCTAATCTGTATAACTCATCTTGCCATTTATCTACTTCTCTTCGAAGAAACTTTAGTTCAACTTTCTGCGCCTCTGTAATTTGCATCGTACTTCCTCACTGTTTTTGTACTTACACCTACAACCATAGCTGTTGAACTTACGCACCAACCTTTGCCTCTAAAGTAATGTATGTCTTCTATTTCTTTTTGAGACAGAGAGTTGTTACGCCAACCTTCTCCAGATGTTTTGATTATTGGTGTAGGTTTTGTAGGTTTGTTTGGAACTTTTGGCTCGATAGTATTCTTGTTTGTTTTAAGTCTAGCATTGCAAATCTTTGCATCTGCTTTCATTTTTTCAAGTGGTGTCATTTATTATTCCTTAAAAAAAAAGACGCACCAAAAGGTGCGCCAGTTAAAGAGGGTTCTGCAAAACGGACTTGAGCAGTGTACGAACCCCCAGAGAACATTCTTATATTAAAATGGTATTGCATCATCTTTCAAGGTGTTTTCTGAATTTGTTTCTTGTTTATCATTTGCTTGCTTATCACTGATTTGGAAACTCATATAAGGCTTATCATCTTTCATGCGTCTCCACCCTGCGATACGTTTGTCGCTTCCAATAGGTCCAGAGTAATCGGGAGCTGCATCATTGCCACGCTTATCATTGACAAACATTGCACCCATCTTTGTGTACATCTCAATAATTTCTGTGCCATCTCTTGTTTGATCTTTGACCAAGATTAATTTATGGTCAACACCCTCAACATTTACTTTGCCTTGAAGGATCATCTTTTGAGTAGGAAATGGTGTAAAGGCTGCGCCTCTGTTTGTATCGTCATATTCTGCCATGCTTCTGGCTCCTTTGTTAAAGTTATGTGAGGGGTTCTTGAGGAACCTGCCCCTCGATCAGGTGGAAATATGCAAAGATTCAGGGTCAATGCACAACCTCAAGAATTACCAATTTGATTTACCTTTATTACTATCTGCTGCATATTTATTACCATCCATTTCACCTAGGAAGACATCAGCATTACAGCCAATGTGCGACAGTGCTTTAGTAAGACCATCAGTGATAGCCATCTTCGGTGCATCCTCTGCCATACGACCTTTAGCTGCATCAAAGAACTTACGACATCCTGTGAATGGCCCAAAGGAATGATGGTTGTCTGTATGCCAGACAGTTACATGCGCTAGTACAGCACTGTCTCCGTTGCTAACAGATACAACTTCAGTTGTGTTGAACCAACCCCAACCCAAACCAATAGGTCCAAACTGTTCTGTCATCATTCTAACTTGGTACTGAGGATCAATGGCAGTAAATGATCTACTGCCAAAGCTAACTTGCTTCAGATATTTGGGGTCTGAAGCAGCTAGCTTGTTCCAAATGTCTAGTTTATTACTCATTGTTGTTCTCCTTTTTCCTTTTGGTTATTCTAAGTGATCCTTTTTTGTCTCGCTTGACGGAAAGGTAATCACAGTAGACTTCTCTTTCGTTAGCTCCGACCATTGACTTAAGGTCTTTCTTTGCATTTTCAAAAACTCTGTTCTGCTCATAACCTTGTATGTATGTAATGGCTGTATCGACAAACTGGTTGTCTGTTGTTGCGTCTCGTTTGACCATGTTGTCCACCGCAATGTAGTCATGCGAGAGTTGTTCCGTGTCAACGCCAATCGGCTCTTCATCCCGAAGCACGTAACCCCAGAAGTCCGACACCACTGCCCACATAGAATTGAAATACTTCTCGTTGTATTCGACATATGTAGATTCCCATTTGCTGTTACCAAAGATGACAGATAGGTAAGCACCTTCTGCTTTTGCTAAGTGAGCGTACAGTTGTATCTGCGGCATGTATAATTTAATTACATCTTCCATTTTGTTGAAAGCATTTGTGTGCTTTGCTTCTACAATAGCTTTGTCCCACTGTGCATCGACAGTACCTTTTGCTGGAACTGAACCAATACGAGCTTGATATTCATATTGATGCTTAGAAAGAATACACTTCCTTTGCTGCTCGAACCAACTAAGGTTAAAGTCCTCAGTACAGATACCAAGCTGCACAGCAATGTTTGTTGTTAAATCTTCTGATAATTCTCTGCCAGTTTTTATTTGCCATAGCTCTAGCCAGTGACCTTGCATAATCTTTACACAGTCCGAGCCACCTATGAAACCTTTGCGGTTCATGTTGTTCTCCTTTATTTATAATGGTTAGACTACTGCATTAGTGCAGTATGGTCAACCAATATTTATACTGCCGTTAGGTTTGTTATACTTTTCAAAGTCCGATGGTTTGCAATAGCCAAGTTTAATTAGTTCTTTCTTTAGCTTACCTCGAAGCCAATCCTCTCCAACATGCTCACCGTTTACAATGCGGTTAGCATTGATGCGGTATCCATCAACTTGATAGTTTGATTTCTTGTATTCTTTGAGTGCTGACACTGAGCTGTTGGCTTTGGCAATGTGTGCATTCCAGACATTTGCTTTGATTGCTTTATGTGTAACATTCTTCATGTTGTTCTCCTTGTATTTCTACTCTTTTCATTTTCTTTATTTTAAAGAATCCATTATACTCTGGGTGCAAGTGCATAAAGTATCTGGCGTATAGCGCAATGTAGTCATTGCTTATTTTAAAATCACCACCTTTTGTTTCGATACTAGTTTCCCATCTAATTCTATTAACAACAAGCCATGCACTTAGTCTGTTGTGTCCTCGATTGATTGCTCTGAAAGTAAACTCTTCGAACAATCCAAATACATGTGGGTTTTGCTTGTGCCATTCCCACCACTTCTGTTTAAGATTCATCTCTGTTCTCCATTAGTTTTATAAATCTGTCACCACTCATGATGACTATTGTTTGCGGTTGTCCAGTCCGCCTTTTATAGAAAGCAATGTCTCTGCCTTCTAATACTTTGAATGGGCTAGGGAAGTTAGACTTGTCTCTGTACTTTACTTCTCCCACCAATTCTTCTCCGTTGAGTTCGAGCTTGATGTCTCCTGAATACTCGCCTCCCAAACTGCCCGAGAGGGGTTGCCTTTTCGCTTTGATGCCCGCTTTTTCGAGCCAGTGAACAAACCACTTTTCGTGGTAAGTTCCTTTGTTTTTGTTACGGTTTGCCATTTATCTTCCTCATAACAGTTGAGGCATACATACCAATGCTTCTCCATTGTACGGCCTGAGTTTCTTTTTAATATTGCAACGAACCAATTTGTTTTAATCTGACACGCTATACAAGTTGCCGACTTCCCTTTTCGTAACTTCGATGTCATATCCTAAAGCATCCAACCAACAAATTAACATAAACCCAGAGGGAATACGCTTGTGCGCTTCCCACTTATGAATGAGTGAAGAAGTGCAACCTATTTTATGAGCTAATGACTCTTGGCTTAAACCTTGCTCGAATCGAGCTTCGATCAACAGGCTTATTAGCTTCTCGTAGTCCTTTGGTATGCTCACTGGCTTTTTGTATCGAGTTAAGTTCTTCGATAACATTGATTACTTTCACAGCTGTATCGTATCTAAGTTCTGTATTACCATTGACTGTTCTATAATATGTTGAGGTAGGAATCTCAGCACGTTTAAAACATTTGAGCAAGGAGACATCAATCTCCTCTGCTCGATCTTGTAAATAGTTTAGATATGATTTCATACTGCACTTATGCAGAAAAATCATCGTACTCGTCAATAGGCATTGCTCCAAAGCCATCACATTCATAGCAATCATCCCAAACAGAATCTATATATCCAATATCTCTACCAAAGTTATGAGGCGTGGGCGCATCATATTCAATACGCCCTTCACCTTCACAAGTTTCACATATTTTAATAGGGGACTTCATCATCAATACTTTCTTTACTGAGGTTATAGTTTTCTTCCCATGCTCGTTCAGCACGTTCTACAAACTTATCATAGTTAAAGTTTCGATTGGTAGCTTTCAGTTCATCAGCAACATACTTGATAGCTGTTGCCCAGCTAAGATGCGGAGCAATCTTATCTGCAATAAACTCATAATCTCTGCGTGTAAATCTAGGTGTTGATCTAGTCATTAGTCCATCCTTACTGCATAGTGTTCTGATCCAGTTGGTATTCCCATTACTGAGTAGGGATAGAAATAAACTGTTCCATCTCTAGTTTCCCAAGTCATGTATGGATACATAGGTTCATCCTCTGGGTATCGATAAACACCTTCAGCATCTATCTCTCCACCAAGAGAGTTGTCTTTTACTGACATACCTGCTCTTCGTTTATATGAATTATCAAGATGATCAATTAAGTTTTCTTCTGCGCCAAAAGCATGACGCAGGTTCCATTCAACTACCCATATTGGTACATACCCACCTGTTGCCCACATATCATGGGTACTCATTTCTGGGTATCGTTTCTTATCATATGTTATCTGCATTATTGCTCTCCTTTATTATCATCTGAGGTAATTATAATTACTTTCTCATCGAGCCAAGACTTAGCTTCTTTGCCAAGTTCTTTTTCTAATGCTTTGCGTACTTCTTTTTGAAGTGCTTTCATTTTTGTTCTCCTAAGTTTTGTGGCTTTATCTTTGGCCTGATTAATTTTGAATGTACTTCACTTACGTCACACCATCCAGCTTCAGCATTGATTTGATCATAGAGTGAGTCGTTTTGCATAAGCACACTCCAACAATCATTTTCATTTTCAAACCAAATCTTTGCGTCAAGTTGATGTCCATCTATTACATAAGCTATAGTTAGTAGAGTAAAGAACTCCATTACGTTTCCTTTCAAATAGATAGTAGTTGCGCTTGTGCAGTACTGTCATTTGTTACGTTACGTCACTTTGTAGGCAACTAAATGTGTATCTAGCTGCCTACGATATTGGGTAGCTGTTACGCTACCCTTTTCTTGAGTTCTGCAACTTTCTTGGCAAGTGAGCTTTTAACGTTGCGTTGCTTGCGTTCTGGTGTCCAAGCTTGACCATCTGTGATGATTGCGTAGACCTGACAATCAGCGTCATGTCTCTCTGCAAGATGTTCGAGTTCGATTTCCATGTTGTCAAGCTTGCGAGTGATAGCTTCGGCTCTCATGTCGCGTCCTTCTGTTACCGCAGTCTCGAAGTCGGTGATGGTATCTGCCATCTGTTTCTTCTTGTAGAGAAGTGAATTGTAGCTAGTGTAGCAAGCATCGCGTGCCATGCTAGTCATTAAGTAGTCCATATTATCACCGTTGTGATATTGAATGGTCTGTAGTTTAAGTTCAACAAGTTTAGTCATTTCTAGGTTCTCCTGTTCTTAGCGAGGACCACCCTCGCAATGACGAGGAGATGCACGGAGCAGAAACGCCCAGAGGCGCTTGCAGTTTGCAAGGAGCAAAGCGAAGCGTACCTTGCAAACTGTTTCTGCCCGATGCAACGAAGGAGGAGTGCGAGGTGGCCGCAGTGAAACAGAGAGAGCATAGGTATGAGTCAACTGGCAGAACTTCAACGAAAGACCATGAAGGCCTTTGTAGTAGTCAATACCATATGCAGTAGTGAACGCCACGTAACTATACTAGTGACGTAACGTCACGTATTGACAGGTTAGTACAAACTAGTGTCCAAATGGGGGGAGAGAGGGAGAGGGGGGCTAGTAAATGAAACAATGGTTTAGAGTATCTCAATCCTTCTATTTGAAAGACGTCATACTCTTAGCTATATGTTAGTAGACAGCACTTAGTTAGGTGCTGCTTACAACACTAAGAAGAAGGATATGAGATGCTTCCAGCTGATAAGAAACTTACTGATAAACAAATGGCTCTGGTGGATATAATGGTAGCAAAAGGATTACCACCAGCTAAAGCCGCTGTTGAAGCTGGATACGCTGAAGGTAAATCTGGATATGTCTCCGCTTACAAAGCACTGAAGACACCTCATGTGCAACAGTATATGATGCAGCGAATGAATGAAGAGTTTGGAGTTAGTGCTACTGTAGCAGTTGGTACTGTTCGTAGGTTAGCTCAGAACGCTAAGTCTGAGTACGTTCAGCTCGAGGCGAGTAAGGATTTACTAGATAGAGCTGGGTATAAACCTATAGATCGTTCCCAAGTACAAGTCGCAGGAGATATAAAGGTTTCTATTGACCTAAGCTAGGGGGGTAGGGGGAAAAGTTAGTAGCTATGTTACTGTAATAGTCTCTCCCTCACATTATTAGTAAAAAAGGTTTGTGCATTGCCAAGAATATTTTTTGTATGCTAAGGGTTTTTTATGAGGAAAGAGCATAAGAATCCGAAGGGTGGTTTAACTGCTGCTGGTAGGCGTTTTTTTAAGCGTACTGAGGGGGCTAATTTAAAGGCTCCTGTTAAGAGTGGTACTAATCCTAGGCGTGTTTCTTTTGCGGCTAGATTTGCTGGAATGAGGGGTCCGATGAAGGACGAGAAGGGGAGGCCGACTAGGAAGGCTTTGGCATTGAAGGCTTGGGGTTTTGGCAGTGTTGAGGCTGCGCGTAATTTTGCAAGAAGGAATAGGAAGAGCTAATGTGTTTTAGTGGTCCGAGTGCGGAGAAATTATACAAAAGACGTAAGAAGAGTTTTGGTCCTCTTCCTTCTTTGCTTATGAAGAGTGCCAAGTCTGGTCGTAGTGCAGAGATAGCTAGTCCAGTATTTAGGGACGTTAAGACTGAGAGACGTTCATTATTAAATCCATATAAAGGAGAGATGTAATGCCGATGGGTAAGGGGACTTATGGTTCCAAGGTTGGAAGACCTAAGAAGAAAACAATGTTGACTTCTAAGCAGAAGACATTGCCTGATGCTTTGAAGAGAAAGATTATGAAGGCTAAAAATGCAAAGGCCTAAGACTAGAATGGATGCAATGAAAACCCTTATGAAGAAGAGGGAAGATTTGCAAGATCAGTTAGACAATCTTAGTGTTACTTCCAAGCCTACTACTTTTCTTGGCAAGGCAAAGGCAAAGATGCAAAGAAGTGTTAGTGCCACTAAGGAGCAAACTAGTAAGTTTCAGAATACTAGGCGTACTTTATTAAAGAAGATTGAGGAGCTTGATACTAAGCTTGAGAAGTTTCCTGATCCAGATAAGAGTTTTCCCTAATGGCGGTTAATGCAGCTGGTAATTATACAAAGCCTAAGATGAGAAAGACTTTGTTTCAAAGGATTAAAGCAAGTGCTGTACAAGGTACGGCTGCTGGTCAATGGTCTGCTCGAAAAGCACAGT